TAAAGCGAATTTATCACCTTCGATATACCATGATGCCGAACTATCTGGGTACTTTATACTACTTGCCATTATTTACTATCCGGTGTTGTCAATGCTGACTCACTTGTAGCATCCATTAATAAAATATTCTTATCTACCAGTCTTGGAATCTGAATATAATCACCATCACTGTCCATTAAATCTACCCTAAAAACCTTATTAGCTTCAAGCTTATTGCCACTAGAATCTTCAGCATCATCACTAATATTGTAAAACATCTGGTCTGCAACTGTTGTCATTTTAGCCTGTACTGGTTTTGTACTATACATCCCAACTTCAACTAATCCATCATTTAAAAGATTAATTAAATAATTTTCAGGGATATCTGGGAATACCTGTTTTACTCTACTTAAAACCTGCTTTACCGATATTTTATGAACTGCCATGATTACATCCTAATTATTATACATCGTCTAATATAGCGGCTACCTGTACTGTTACAGTAGCTGAACCCTGTGCTGTTGGATAACCATAAGTACCATCCAATGTGCATGACCGAGCATGAAAATCTGCTACGGTGGAGTTTGGAACTTTTGCTATAAACATTTCACCAGCACCAATAAACATGGTCGTTTTTAGGTCATAAGCGGCTGTTCCACCATTGAAATCAATTCCAATTCCTTCTGTAGCTGTAGTTGAAAGATTTTTAATCGCAACCCAATGGATTTTATCAGCGGTAGCCACCTGTGTAGAACTACCAAGATATGAATCATTGGTATCCAGCAAGTCATAACTTGCACCATTACCAACAGAATGTTCAACAAACACCCATTTATCATTTGCATCTTTCGGTTCATATATATTCACTCCACCCATACTAGACTTTACTTCATCTAAAAAAACTGAAGCTGAAAGATTCCCTAGTGCTTTATCAGCCATACTTAACTTCTATCATTATGATAATGCCTGTAATCCTTTGTCATAATCAGCCTGCAACTTAGCCTGCTGTTTTTCATACCAACCATATTGAGCGGCATCTACCTGCATTCTCGACTGAGCTTCATTGGCATATCCCTGAGCACTCTGCACCAGCTTGCCTATCTGAGCCTGATATGATTGAAGTTCATTTGAATATTTCTGAATCTTACCACTATTATCAGAAACTAACTTTTCCATATTCTTATTGCCATTAGCAATAGCTACCTGCAAATCAGAATTATGCTTTGCCATCTCTGCCTGAATATTAGCTTGGTATCGTGCGTTTTCCTTATTGAACTCATTGAGTTCATTTTGTATATCTACCTGATATGCATTTATAAATGTTGATATCTTTTGAAGATGGGCACTAGCTAATTCCACATCTTCGTTATCTTCTATTAACTGCCCAGCAATACTAAACCAATGCTCTGCATCAATATCAGAATCGGCATGACCTATAGTCCCAGCCTCCATTTCTGTTAAAAAAGCACTTGAACTTGTAAATACAGGTTTTGTATACGTAGGAACATCACCACTTATATCTGCTTTGCTTGGAGCAGTGACATCCGTATAGCTTATAGTATTTATAGCAGGAGCCACAGGGACATGGACATCAGTAACAATTTTATCAAGCTCTGCATTTATTGCTGTAAACGCTACTGAAATAGCATCAGAATTATTCAATGATACAGTCTTATTCCCTAAAACATTCTGCAATGATTTAACAGCACCATAAAGAACAACAAGATGTTCAGCCTCATTTGGAAAAGCTGTAATGGCACTGGCACTATAAGCTACTGCTGGATATGCAACCGCAGAATAGGAACAAGAACCACCAGATGGGAGGACATCTAAAGAGTTATTGTCTATAAAAAATACAGGGTCTGTTATAGTGGCATAAGCCATTTCTTCTGGGTCAGATACTCTTCCTTTTTGTTTAGCGGGTATTTTTCTGCAAGGTTGGTTAATATCACCATCACTTCTAAACACATTTAATATTTTTCCAGTAACTAACGTATCAGCACTGCCGGATGTAAATGCATTAGACGATGCACATAAAGGTAATAGATGACCGGGTAAATTATTAATAATCTCTTTAGCACCATCTGTAAGAAACTGAGTTAATTCACCTTGCGTTGGAGCACTGCTTCCATCTATTGACAAACTTGTTAATCCTTCTACTTGTTCTTCAAATGTTGCCATTATGCGCTCGCTACTACTACTTCAATATTAACGGCATTAGCACCAGAATCTACAAGTAAAGATTCTAAATCATATAAAGATGTTAAAACATTTGATGCATCATCATCAACTGCAATAGACTCATGTGGAGTACCCATTATAAAACTTCTACCAGCTTCAAGTAAAATAGTAGCAACAGCATCTGAAGCAGAACTATCTTCTCCTTCGTCAATCAATAAATTTAAATTAACTGAATTTGAACTATCTAAATTTGTGACTCTAATATATTTTGCATCTTCAATATCTATTGATGCAGTAGCAACAGCATCAGTACTAACTGATGTATTGAATAATGATACCTTTGTATCATTATTAGCAGGGATTGTTACAATCCTTTTAAATATTTCATTAATACTTGAAATCTCCAAAACTCGTTTAGAGCCGTAATCTTGATTATCAAGTATAATATCTTCTTGTATCTTTACTTTTAAAGTAGCCATTATTTCTTACCGTATTTTACTTTCTTGCCAGTTTTTTTAGCATATTTTTTTGCGGCTTTTTTACCAGCTTTTGTATATTTAAATTTCTTTTTACCAACTTTAGGCATATCTTAACTTTTTATTTCTTTGTTTTATATCATCATCTATTGTTGTAGATGAAAACTCGATATCAGTCCTCTTGCCAATTTCACTTCTCATGTAAAGATTAGTAGTGAATTTAGACTTAGATGTTTTTTTACCGCAACTACGGCAATAAAACCATTGGTCTGGGTTAGGGTTTTCACAACTGACACATTTCATATTTAATCCTTTGGATTTCGGGGTGAGCCCTTTATACGACCCACCCCACAGTTCCACACTGTTATCTTTATTTAATTAAGATTAGTTGATTACTCAGCTACGTGTTCGCCAGTTCCAGCGGCAAGACCGCTAACAATATCAGAAACTAAAAATGCCGTAGCGGCAGTTTCTGAAATCATTGTGATTTTAAACGAAGCTCCAACTACCGCAGATGCAGTAAAATTAAAGCCGTCAGAACTTGCATTCTTAGTGTAAGTCCCGTCACCGTCTGGTTCAGCGTTAATAATCTTATCAGCGCTTGCCGCAGTATCTACGCTGAATACCTGAGCCGCAGTTGCCAACATAGTAAACCGACAATGAAAACCAACATTAGCTTTTGACACTGCTGGTAAAACAATAAGTTGTGTACCAGATGTTAATGCGGGAACTATAAAATGAGTTCCTGAATCATCCATTGTCAAAGCGCTTCTAATTGCTCCAGCACCTGCTTGGTCTTCTAATAATACAATCTTTTCCTTATATTGCAAAGGTAAAGCTTGGTCATTAATATCAGCACCATCGCCAAAACTATTACTATTTATGTTTAACATATCACTTCTCATTATGCCGCCTCTTCAAAGTTAAACAATGCATGCGTTTCAGGAAGAGATATTTCAAGACCTGCTTCTGTAAGAATCATGTCTTTCCGCAAATCTTCATCTGGGGCTTGCACGTTAGTTTCAATAGAAGTGTCACGATTAACACCATTACCAACCAATGGTCGGTATGATACATGGTCTAAATCAACAAGACACATGAACTCAGCCGCTAATCCTCTGAAAAGTGGCTCTCTAACCATCGAAATGTCACCATGAATAGTTTCAATCTTAGTTATCTTATGACCAAAAGAACCTTGACTTCTATCAAACTGATAAGGTACTTTACTTGACATAGTATCACCGACAAAACCTACACCATCACCCAACTTGTTGAATAATGACATAACAGGTAAACTTGTCAAAGCTAACTTTGATTGAGAACCGCCACGTGCTGGGTCAAATACTACTTCAAGGTCTTTTAATAAGACATCATAAGTAAGACTTCCAGCCGCTATCGTTTTTAGATATGCCTGACCTTCAGTGTATTCGATTTGTTCAGCATCTTCTTTGGTTTGAGATTGACCATTAGCCATGATATGACCAGCAATGCCTTCGGTGTATTGAATACCACCAGAAGATGCACGTTGACCAAATAACATAGCTCTTTCAATGTCAACTTTATGTTCACGAAGTTTCATGTTCCATATCCGTTGCCACTCATCAGCATAACCACGATAAACTGTAGCACGTGCTGTGTTTGACATTTCACAAGCTGTCTTAAAGATTTGGGTATACCCATAATCATGGTCAAGTTCTTGTGAGAACACATCTGGAGCACCGCTTCCTTCTGCAAAAGAAGTACCAATGACCTGAGCCTTAGCATTTGCACCTGAATCAGCATCTGAACCCGGATTAGTGAGCCATTTAATATCAATCGAAGTTGATGAATTAATAGCCTCAATACGAGCAGTCGCATGATTTGGAGCTCCGCTATTACCAGTGTCAGATTGGACAGCAATTACCATACCCTTAACAAGCCAGCTTTGGGCGGCTGATAAAGTTGCAGTAACTGTTGAGTCTGCTGACACTGCCGCTAGGTTTGTTGAGATAACAAAACTTCGGTCAGTCCAAGATGTTTTACTTCTGTTTTCAAGAAAACGGAACTGTGAATCTGTAGTTGGAACTTTTCCAACTTTAGACAAGTATACAAAGAAAGGAGACTCGTCAGGAGATAACTCAGCAACCCTGTCACCAAAGTCGTATAATCTACGAGAACCCTTGGTTAAGGATAAGGCTGTGTTAGTACCCGGAGTACCTACTTTAACTTGTCCGGAATTATAGTTTGCCATAATTCGTTCCTTTTATTTAGTTATAAAACGTTATTTCTACCTCCCGCTTTCAACACAGAATCCCACATTCTATCAGCTTCATTTTTTGTTTTAGCTGGTTGTCCTTGTAGAACTCCGGCAGAGCGAGGAGCGTCTTGTGCGGCTCTCACCGCATCTACGGTATCAGTATTTGTTTGACCAACCCCACTGACATCACGATACAATTTTACAAGATTATTAATTCCAATGGCTTCCTTAG